GGACAATGATGGCGGTTTTAACTGTGGTAAACCTGCTGGTTGGATTGAAGATTTCAAGGCTTTGCCTCAGAAGACACAAGACTTGATCAGGCAGATCAAACGTGTACGTGTAATGTTTGGAACTGTTACACTAGACAATCCAGTAGACTTGAATGGCAATCCTGTCAATCAAGAACTAACGGATACGCCATTTATATGGGAGATTGAGAATCGTGATGCCTTCAAGATGGCTGGTGGTATCTTTACTAAACTTGCTAAGATGCGTAGGCTACCACCTATGCACACCATCAAATCAGGCACACAAGAACGTAGCTTACCTAATGGTAACAGCTTTTTCTTGCCTGAGTTGGAGTTGGACATCACTAACTCGTTAGACTTAGATGCAGAGGCACAAGAAATACTTACGAACTTCTTGGCTTGGATTGCAAACTATAACGAGTATATATCTAACGCATGGGATGAAAACGTGAGTAAGCACGAGGACATTCCATTTGGTGATGTAGATGATATCATTGACGCAGACATGGAAGAATTTGCATGATCAATCATCCAGCCGAACTAAAGATACATCAGTATCTGGAGAATGCAGCCAATGGTAAGTCAGAGATGTCTGACGAAACCATTGACCGTGTTGCTTCTGACGTTGCTGATGCGTTAAAAAGACAGTTTGGCTCTGGCAACAAACGTGATGCCTTTAGACTGAGGATGTCCAACATTGGGCGTCCCACTTGCCAGCTTTGGTTTGATAAAAATAAACCTGAAAAGGCATTACCTAAACCGACTACATTTGTAATGAACATGATGATCGGAGACATAGTTGAAGCAGTCTTCAAGGGTATTCTTAAAGAGGCTGATGTGGCCTTTAAAGATACCAATAGAGTTAGCCTTGCAGTTGGAGACATTGATAGTACTTATATTTCTGGTTCTTATGATCTCATTGTAGATGAAGCGGTGGATGACATTAAGTCTGCGTCTGACTATAGCTACAAACATAAGTTTGATTCATACGAGTCGTTAGAGGAGAGTGATCCGTTTGGTTATATAAGTCAACTTGCAGGTTATGCACGTGCAGCAGGTAAAAAACTTGGTGGATGGTGGGTAATAAATAAGGCAAGTGGTCAGTTTAAATACGTAAAGGCAAAGACAGATGTGCCAAGCCAAATAAATAAGATAAGAGATACGGTTGAAACATTAATTAAAAATGATTTCAGTCGGTGCTTTTCCCCTATACCCGAAAAGTTTCGGGGGAAAGCAACGGGCAACTATATACTTGACGATAGTTGTAAATTCTGCGACTATAGGTTTGAGTGTTGGCCTAGCTTAAAAGAGATACCATCACGTGTATCACAAGCTAAAGTGCCACCAATTGTGCAATACGTAGAAAGGAGTGATGAATGATTGGAGATGATGAAATTAAGGAAATGCAGGATCACATTGCTGAAATGGAACGAGAACTTGCAATCAAAAAGAAAGCCGTTAGAGAGGCAAAGTACGCAGGACTACGTGCAGCTATGCAAGCTCGTAAAGAGGCAGACGAAGCTGTTAAACAAGAGCTAAAAGATTTAGGTATAGCCTCCACACCTTTTGGCACACCGTTTGACTTTCACTGGAAGTTCTAGTGGATCAAAAACAGTTCAAAGCTGCTATGAAGCATGGGTATAGGAGTGGTCTAGAGATAAAAGTCAAAGACTTTTTGAGAGAACATAAGATACCTATCAAGTACGAATACTTAAAGATTGAGTGGGAAGACTTGATGTATCGTACCTATACCCCTGACTTCATCTTACCTAACGGTATTATAGTTGAGGTTAAAGGTAGGTTTACTGCAAGTGACAGACGTAAACATGTGTGTATCAAGAAACAACATCCTAAACTGGATATACGTTTCGTATTTGAGAGTAGTAGACGCAAGTTGAGTAAGGGTGCTAAAACTACATATGCCACATGGTGTGAACGCAACAAGTTTACATATTGTGACCGTGTAATACCTATGGAATGGTTAAAAGAAAGGGGCAAGAACATGCACCCTGCGTTTATCCAGTTTCCATTAAAGAAAGTAAAGAGAGGTTAGCATGGGTACAGTATTTAAACAGTTTGATGATAACGATATACTAATACGGTTGTCTCCCTTCCTTGATGATTCGGGTGGATGGACAGGTGAACTACTTGTAGGTATAGCAAGCTCGGAGGATAATGATCTAACAGATAATGATTACTTTCACATTATGCAATTAGGATCTATGCTATGTGCAGCCGTTCCTCTAATGGAAGAGAGTGAAACATTTAGAAAAATGCTTTACGAGTATACACAAAAAGTGTTAGAAGAGGAGAAGAAACAAAAAAAGAAAGCAGTAGTAGAGAAACACGATAACATAATCAAAGTAAATTTTTGAAAGGAGCACAAGTGTCTGACAATGTAAACAATCCAAAACACTATAACCAAGCAGGTATTGAATGCATTGATGCCATTCGTGCCGCCACTGGTGAAGGTTTTGAATACTATCTACAAGGTAATATACTAAAGTATTTGTGGAGATATCGGTACAAGAATGGGGTAGAGGATCTCAATAAAGCACAATGGTATCTCAAGCTATTGATTGAGGAACAAAATGCGAGTAAAAATATTTCTGACAATAGAACTGGATGAAGAGGATTATCCCATACCTGTAGACGGTATGATAGAAGAAGATGTGGACGAGACTATACGTAATCTCATCCATGATGTAGACGGTATGTCTGTCAAGTCTGTAAAAATAATAGTGGAGTAATTTATGATATTAGAAAACCCAGATGAAACTTATGGCCCAACACTAAACATCTCTGAAGAGATACATTCCATGAAGTATCGTGGAAAGTACGAATCTTTTAAAGAAGCTATGGCACGTGTAGCTGAAGCATTAAAAGATGATGATGCACATTTCTTAAACTTTAAAACCATACTGTACAATCAGCGATTCTTACCTGCTGGACGTGTACAGTCAGCAATGGGTGCGCCAAGACGTGTTACACCTTATAACTGCTTTGTGTCCACCACTATACAGGACAGTATGCAAGGTATCATGGAGGCTGCTACGAGGGCCGCAGAGACTATGAGACTTGGCGGTGGGATAGGATACGACTTTTCCACGTTACGTCCACGAGGGGCTATGATACGCAGCCTAGAGAGCAAATCCTCTGGCCCTATATCTTTTATGAATGTGTTTGACGCAGTGTGTGGCACGATCTCTAGTGCAGGGCATAGACGTGGAGCACAGATGGGTGTGTTACGTGTTGATCATCCTGACATTGAGGAGTTCATACGTGCAAAGAACAATAGTACTGACCTAACCAACTTCAATGTATCAGTCGGTATCACAGATAAGTTTATGGAAGCTGTAAAAACAGACAGTGACTTTGACCTAGTATTTGAAGGAACAATATACAATACCATCAGTGCTCGTGCATTGTGGGATGATATCTTACGCAGTACATGGGATTGGGCAGAACCAGGAATATTATTTATTGATAGAATAAATAAAAAGAATAACTTGCGCTACTGCGAAACAATTGCAGCAACCAATCCGTGCGGTGAGCAACCGTTGCCGCCCAACGGTGCATGTTTACTTGGCTCTTTTAACTTGACTAAATACGTAGTTAAGATAAATGATAAATACGTGTTCAATATTAATCAGCTACGTAACGACATACCCTATGTTGTACGTGCTATGGATAACGTAATAGATCGTGCAGTGTATCCTCTTACGCAACAAGAACAAGAGGCTAAATCAAAACGCCGCATGGGATTAGGTGTAACAGGTGTTGCTAATGCAATAGAAGCACTTGGTTTTGAGTACGGTTCATCCGCATTCATTACACAATTAGAAACTATAATGGAGGTAATACGTGATACAGCATATAAAAGTTCTATTTCTTTGGCCTTGGAAAAAGGTCCGTTCCCTTTGTTCGATCAGAGGTACTTGGATTCCGATTTTGCGAAGACTTTACCAGACGACATTAGGCAGGATATTTCTAATTATGGCATTCGTAACAGCCATTTATTATCTGTGGCCCCCACAGGAACAATTAGTCTCTCCGCAGATAATGTCTCCAGTGGAATCGAACCCGTCTTCTCCTACTATTACGACAGAACCATTATCACCTTTGACGGACCCAAAACTGAGAGAGTAGAGGACTATGGTTACAGAGTGTTTGGCGTAAAGGGCAGGACTGCAGACGATCTGTCTGTGTTTGACCACGTAAAAGTGCTTAATGCCGCCAGCAAGTATGTTGACAGTGCATGTTCAAAGACATGTAATGTTGGTGATGATGTATCGTGGGAAGACTTTAAGAACGTGTACATGCAAGCATATGAAGGTGGTGCTTCTGGTTGTACAACGTTTCGTGCATCGGGAAAACGGTACGGTATTCTTAATGCATCCTCTGCTGAAGATGTAGTAGAGGAAGAAATTATAGAAAATACAAAAGATTTTGTTGACGAAGGGGCCGCTTGCTATTATGATATAGAAACTGGTCTTAGAAAATGTGAGTAAAAAGGAGAACTAACATGACTAAACTAAATATTGACGAAACCGAATATGACATTGATGATTTTACAGATGAGCAAAAGGCTATCGTAAATCTAATACAGTACAACGATACTGTCGTGCGGCAACTAGAGCATGAGTTGCAGTGTGTATCTGCTGTTGGCAAAATGAAGGTAAACGAGTTGAAACAATCATTAGGCCATCAAGATGAAGAATAACTCTTTTAAAGAGGGTTCTGAAGCAGAGCAAGAGTTTATTGCTTTACGTGGAGATAGTATCATTCGCAGGTCAACTAAAAAGGAGGACATACAAGAACATTGGGATGTGTTAGATAAAGAGTTTGGTAAGATAGATGTTAAGGCAGCTAAACGCAAGTATAGAAATGGTCAAGTGGATGGTACTATATGGTGGGAACTAACCACTGTAAAAAGACCTCCTCACTGGACGTCTTCAGATGGTTGGGGCGTACCTAATGGCATAGATAGGTATGTTGCAATAAAGACACATGACTATTTTTATCTTGTAAAACCTGAAAAAGTCATCGATAAGATAAGAGAAAAATGTAAAGACTATTATCGTGGTGAATGGGGATTACACTCACGTCCAACACGTGGTGATCTAATGACTATTTTACCTTTGTCTTTTTTACAAGAACACTCAGATCATAAACTTAAAATAGGAGAAGCAGCATGAGCCTTAAAAAATTATCTCGCAAACAACGTAACCTTGGCAAGCACGATGCCCCATTAAAATGGCAGTTTGAGCAAGGCCACAGTGCTTTTAAACGTGGGCAAATAGTAAACCCATTCTCTAATGACACAATGCAGTGGAGAGAATGGGAGCGAGGCTTCAATAAAGCCTACTATGAGCAGCTAAAACGGATAAAAAAATATGAGCTTGGAAGAAGAGGCAAAGAGATTTCTGGAGAAACGGAATGCAGAGTCTGATCCAGATAAATTACGTAATGATTTAATAAAAATGTTAGAGTGGTTCATAGAACAGTTGAAAAAAAAGGGAGCTTAGTTGCTCCCTAAAATACGTAATACACGTAGATGTTCTATGTTACTGTAATCGGGATTGCCATACTGTTTTATAAAGGCACGTTCTGCTTTCTTTCTTTGCATCTTACCCATACGTCTGTAAGATAATAATTCCTGCACATATGGAGATGCTTGTCCTGCACTACCATCTTGTAGCTTTTCTTTTATTATTTTAATAGAGCTTTTAAACTTCTCTTTTGCAGCAGCCACACCAGCTTTACGTTTACTATATTTCTTTTTATACTCTGCGCTCTGTTCGTCATACGCTGCAAGCTCATCTTTTTCTGCTAACCTAGCCATCTCAGCAGCCAATGGCAAATACTCACGTATCAAACTATTCTCAAAGTTTCTAATCGTAGGAGACTGTGATCTACTTGATATATCAAACTCTTCTAATCCAAGTGTTTTAAGATATTCTCCCGCTCTTGTTTCTCCCTTTTTCATATTTATACCAAATAACATTCTTGTGCCTAAACCTATTCTTTCGGCATCCTCTGTCATTATAAATTCTCTTTGAGGTAAATCTTTTTCTGTCGATGGGGCAGATAGTCCTCTTTGTTTTAAGGATCGTACAAACTCGCTTGTAAATCCAGACTCCATTGATGGCTCTGGCTTAAAGTCTGCGTATTCTGTTGGGCGCTCTCCTTGTAGACGTTGTGCATCCGACAGTTGGTACAGTGGTGTAAACACACTAGCAGCTAACTGACCAAAGAATCTACCAAGAAACTCATTTCTACGACTAGTATCTACAATGTCTTCGCTCTGCACTACAACTTCACGCACAGTGTCAAGCATGACGTTGCCTGTACCTGTACGAAATGTGCTACCTAAAAATGTTTCCGCTAACTCCGTTAGATCAGGATCAAAGTTTGACCAATTTCTGTCTCCAATCATCCCCTGTTTTACTGCCTCTGCTATGTATGCAAATTGTCTTAGGGGAAATTGTGGAGTTATATCTATAAGATTACCGTCTTCTGTGCGTAATTCATTATACTTTGTTCCCTTTGCATCATCAGACATACGATATTGATAAAAGGCATTTGCCGCACCAAGACCTATTATATTTTGTCCAAGTAGTCTAGCGTCACCACGAGTTACCTCTTTACCAGTTAGCATTTTAAACAATGGCTTTGTGCCACCTGCCATGTACTTTGTCATTAACTCTATTGAGTTAAACATAAATCTTGGAAATGGAACTACAGTTGTTAGGCCCGTACGAGTAATAAAGTTTGATATATCTTTAAACAACCAAAAGTCTGGTTGCTTTGCGTAGGTAACATCAAGAGCCTTACGTGCAGCGTCATCCATTATTGCATGTATTGACCTTGCATCTGATGGCCTGACAGTTGTAGCATCATTTAGTATATCACGTATCTTACCCTCATCAAGAGACTTCAATAGATCCATGTCCCATTCTTTTCGGACAAGTCTCTCTAGCTCCCCTAAAAACGTACCTCTGCGTATCATAAATTCTTGCATACGGTTTGGTATATTTACAACGCTAACCCCATCCTCAAGGACTCCATACGCCTTGTCAAATGCCTTTCCGACAACAGTTTCTGCCTGTCCTCTACCAGTTAGTTTTTGTAGCTCATTTATGCCGCCAAATAAACTGTCATTTATATCACGTAATTCAGGTCTTTCTAATAAATACTCTGTATAATCTTTTGCTCTGAGAGGTTTTGCAAATATGTACTTCATGCCTCGCATAGCATCTGTGTAAGAACCTGTCTTGGCAAAGGGATTTATCTCTTGAAATGCTTTACCTGCTCCTACTAATTTATTTTGTTCTCTAGCAAATGCGAAGGTTGCATCTTCAAATATATCTCCT